AATTGTTACGGCGATTTTTTAGTGAATCCACGCTGTACACCGTAGCACCCAAATCGTAAAACCCTTTCATTTTTTCGCCATTCCGGAGTGGCTGCTATTATGGCGTTTATTTCTCGGGTATCAGAATTTTTCATTTCTTTGATACTTCCGCCGAATGCCTCGCACCACACTTCAAGTGCGCACACACGGTCTCGCGGCACAAGATGCAAATTTTCTTTTCCCGAGATAGAATCGTCAAAGAACATCCGCCTCCGCTCGACCGGCCATGACTGCCAATCCTCTGGCACTTTGCGTTCGAGGAACTCACGGATAATACCCTCTCTGCTTGATGTCTCGCGGTGCTCTTCCTGCTTGGCTTTTGCGGCCTCTTCTATCGCTCCTGACAGATACAGCGGTTCTCCCGCCTGCCACCGCACAAGAGCCTCAGCCCATATCTGATCGCGTTCGTTGTCAAGATCCTTCCAGACGCTCTTTCGGTGCTGCTGTTCGCCCGTGTCTATCGGCCAGAAACGGCGGTTGCCGGTGGTGTCCTGCAGGAAGTCGGAGTTATTCGTCGTGCCGAAGAATATACAACTGCGCGGCAGTTCTTTGACATTTCGCCCGTATGCCGCTCTGAATCTGTCCGCCCGAAGGCTCAAAAACTGCTTAATACGGCTGACATCTGTACGGCGGAAAGCATCAAGCTCTGATACCTCCACAAGCCAAACTCCCTGCAACAGCTCCGATGCCTCTTTGCCCTCAAAGGTGCGTATACTGTCGTTGAACCATCCGCGGCTCATTTTGTCGAGCAGCGTGCTCTTTCCTATGCCCTGCGGTCCGGTCAGAATCACCATGCTGTCATATTTGCATCCGGGCGTCATTGCACGGGCAACAGCCGCAGTAAACGCCTTGCGGGTTACGGCGCGGTTGTATGCCGTGTCCTTTGCGCCGAGGTAGTCTATGAAGAGACTATCCAAACGAGGGACATTATCCCATTTACCAATCAGACCGCGCAAATAATCCTTTACGTCATTGAATGAGTGCGAATTTGAATGGAGCGAAAGCGCACCGTCTATCTTTCCGTTGCCTGTTATCTTGTAGACCTTTTCGAGGTACCAGTACAAGCCGGCATTGTCGTTATCGTCCCACAGCCTGCGCTTGTCACGCTTATCCCAAGGGAGCGCCCCAAGCACCTCTCCGCGCCCGGCAAACTCGTTGAGTGCAAACTTTCCGACAAGCTGAGGGTCGTGTTCGAGCACTATACGCACATTGTCTATCGTGCCCTTTATGGCGCCGGTCTGTACATTCTTCTCAAGTAGTGTCATCCAGTCAACAGCGTCCTCTTCTTTGTCCGCTGCGACGCCCTCGAAGTCTTTGACTGCGCTCTCATAGCGCTCACGGTCCATAAGTGTCGCAACGGCTTTCAGACCGCAGGCATATTTGCACATCTCAAGATAGGATGGCAGCCTGTTTGTCGGAGTGCCCGGCTGCGCTTCATCATCCAACTCAGCGTACTTGTGCAGGCGGACGAGGTCGAAAGCATTGACAAGGCGACCGCCGCAGGGGTCGGTGGCGTGGTGGCTGTATAAGAACTTGCCATCGTCATACAGCACCGCACCTCCGGTCGTAGAGCCTCCGAGGTATGTATATCGTCCGGGAGCGCTGTCAACAGGCTCATATATTCCGGGGATGAGTTCATCCATCGCCCGTGGGATGTCGTAAACGCGGCAAAAAGCACCCACAGTGCCGTGTTTATCTTCGGGGTCACCCTGCTTGACTGCTAACTTCGTGAAAGCCTGCTGCCCCGGCAGAGCCGGCCATAGGGACACATCGTGCCAGTCCGAATATTGGGCAAGCACGCCGTCGGCAGACGCAAACGGCTTGTCCCCCACGAGATAGACATATTCGCTGTCCGCGCAGCAGCTCGGCCAATACATCAGCCGGCTCGGCTCAAAAGTCGTGGGATCTGTGAATTCAAGTCCGATAAGCTCCGCCATCTTGCGAGCTATCGGCTCATATTCATCCGCAGTCACTGTGCGGTCTAAAGGCAACAGCACTCTGAGTCTCGGTGCCGCCGGCTGATGCTTGCGCGTACTGTACACGCAATAGCCGCAGCCGAGTGCATCCACACGACGCAGCACGTCATCCTTATGCCCCGCGGGTATGCTGTCGAGGTCAAGCGTGACAACATCCCTGCCCTGAACATTATTTGCTTTGCGGCGGTTGCCGAGCAGCGTACCGCCGACAAATCCGCCGACATCTTTCAGATCATCCTGCTGCGCCTTCTTGAGGTCCATATACTCTGCGAGGCTCTCCGTGCCTCGTGCCGGCACTTTTAGCTTCTCCCACAGTTCCGATACAAGCAGGGTCTGCGGATTCCACACGGTGGCGCGCCTGCTTGCGCCGTAAGATATGGTTATTTTTCGGTCATGTTGCATATCGTCTTCTCCTCGACCGTTAATCTTTTTTGAAGAATCCCCCGACCCAGCCGTCGGCGTTGAGCGGTAAGCCAGGCGCCCACGGTATAGGTCGGCTCATTATATCTACGACATCGTCAAGCGTTGCAGTGTCCGCGCGGCAATCTATAACAACCTCGTCGTGGATGTGGAATACGACCGGCAAGCCCTCTTTCTCAAGGTTTTCAATAGCCTGCGCCAGACAATCGCGCGCAACAGCTTGAACGCAATTCTCAACAAGCTTCCCGCCGTAGGTCTCGATGCGTTTCCACTTCTTTGTGGTCTGATCCATGCCCATATATGAAATGGACGGTCCGCCCCACTTGTTTTCTCCAATCTGCGGCGAGTTATAATACAGCTTTCGCCCGCTCGGAAGCAGAACAGTCAGATACTCGACCTCGTGCGCAGCATCATATTCACAAGACACAAGCAGCCTTCCGACGCCGACGCTGCATCCGGTACTTATTGCCTCCACCGCGGCGGAATTCATCTTGTACCAAAGGTCGCATATGCGCTTGTTTGTGTCGCGCCAGCGCTGCACTATATCGGGCAAATCATCTTCGGGTATACCCATATCGAGAGCGCCCATATTTATCAATGCACCCGCTCCGCCCTGATATCCAAGAGCGAGCTCCGCAACCTTGCCCTTTTGCCGCAGGGCGTACTCCGGATTGCCCTTTTTTATTCTTTCAATCGGTACGCCGAACATCTGTGAAGCTGACGCTTCGTAAATTTTGCCGTGGGTCTTAAAAACCTCGAGCCGCCACCGTTCCCCCGCCAGCCACGATATTACGCGCGCCTCTATTGCAGAGAAATCTGCATCGATGAGGACATTACCGTCCGACGCAACAAATGCAGTGCGTATCAGCTGTGACAGCGTATCCGGCACACTGCCGTAAATCAGTCTCAAATTGTCAAGTTTGCGCTGCTTTACGAGATTTCTCGCGAGTTCAAGCGGCTGCGTGTATGTTCTCGGCAGGTTCTGAACCTGTACCAGGCGCCCTGCCCATCTGCCCGTTCGGTTGGCGCCGTAGAATTGCAGCAGCCCCCGAACGCGCCCGTCAGGGCATACAGCCTGCTCTATCGCATCATACTTTTTCGTGCTCGTCTTACCGAGCTCCTGCCTTATCTCAAGCATACGCTGCACCTCCGGAATATCCGGTGCTCGCGCTATCATCTTTGCAACGGTATCTTTCCGCAGATCTGTAACCTCTTCCCCGGTCTCCTGCTCAAGCCAAGCGGAGAGCTGCTGCACGCTGTTCGGATTATTCAGGCCGGATATTCGAACAGCCTCTTGTGTCAGTCGTTCGCGCACGGTTGCGCCAATTTCAAGCGCGCCGCTCACCATTTCCATGTCCACAGCTACGCCTCGGGCATTGATGAGGAGATCTGTCTCCCACTGCCTCTGCAGCCAGTCCGGCACGGTAATCAGAGAAAGACGCCGTTCGATTTCCTTTTCGGTCGTCACATCCTGGGCGTTATATTCCTTAAACAGCTCCCAGCGCGCCGGGTCATGATTCGGTAGATTTCTGCGCCTGCCGCCGTTGCTTTTTGTCGGCGTGCAGGGCACGCAAAAATACCGTATCAATGCTTTGCCGGTGCTGAGTTTACGCTTATCCTCCGGCAGACCCAAAGCGCGCCCTGCGGCATCAAGCCCCGCAGGGTATCCCGCATAAAGCCCGTGAAACATGGTGCAGCGCCACTGTTCCGGAGGCAGCTGCCTCCCCATAAACTTGGAGAGGCAGCCCCATTCAAACGCTGCGTTGTATGCGTGTTTCAGGCATTGAGGATCGCACAGCGCGTCCAATACCCAATCGGGCAAATGCTCGCCCTGTGCTATGTCGCAGCACACGGGCGGAGCACCGTTGAGAGAATAGGCAAAAAGCAGGATCTCGAAATCCGGGCTCGCTATATATTTTTGAGCACCGGCTTTAGCTATCGGCACACTTGAGAATGTCTCGAGGTCGATACTTAAATGATCCATTTCTTTTTCTGTCTCCTTACATAGGCTGTCCGGTTATCGGGTTTATTTTAGGAGCAAATGCATTTGTCGCAGGCTGTGCTGCGGCGAAGCTCTGACCGAGACCCTCAAAGTCTGCGGCGGCGGAGGCACCTCCCCCGAGGGGCTCTCCGTCACGAGTCTTGAGCACATTGCCAAGACCGCATCCGACACCCTTGCTTCCTGCGCTGTCATACGGGAAGAAATTTACGGTTACACGAGCGTACATTCCGCTGTAAATATCCGACGGCGCAAGCTCGCAGTTGATGTTATCGATACCGACAACCTGCGGCTTGTTCTTGGTTGATGCCGTGATAACAAAGTGGCCTTTGCACTCATCGCCATAGGGCAGCCCGGATTCACGCAGCCCGTCGCCGTCGTGGAGCAGTGTCTTGGGTGCCGGATGCGCTCCACCCCATTTGCTGCTTACACCGTCATCATACGCTGCCTGCATTGATGCCTGAATGTCTGCGATGGTCGCGGTGTCCGTCTTAGGAATCAGCAGAGTTACACTGTATTTCGGGTCTCCGCCCTGCTTGGCAGCGCGTGCTGTAATGAGGTTGCAGTAAGAGAGTCTGACCTCGCCTGTAAGTACTTTTGTTTTGATGTTCTGATACATGAATATATCCTCCTGTAAATTTAGTCATTGATTTGATAGCCGTTATCACGGAACTTTTCATTGAAGATTTCGCACACGGACTCAATCTTTTTGAGCTTAGCCAGGCACTTTTTCACTCGCTCTGCAAGCCGCTTATTCGAAAGTTCCTGTTTTCTGATAATCTTCTTGTCTGTTGTCACAGCACCATTTTCCCATCCCGGTGCTTGGTATAAGTCGGAATAGTTTTTCTTGGCCGCGGCGACATCTTTTCGGCAATCTTCGCGGCGCTCACGTAAGTGTTCGTTCATGCGTATTATCGCGCCGGCATTTTCTCGGGACCACTTCTGCGCCAGCGCAAACAGGCTTTTGATTTTTGAGTTCGGTGCATTCTCGAAGAACGCCGGATAAATAACGACGACACCGTTACTGTGGTGTACAGAGAAGTTCTTCGCATTATCCATTTTCAACACCCGCAAAGTCTGCCGCTGCCGAGCTGTATGGTTCGCGCTTATCCGACTCCGGCGCGAGAGTAGGCTTCCCGAGCGGTTTGACAACAAAGCTGCCGAGCTTATCAGCGAATTCCGCCTTGCCCATGAGCTTCTCAAGCTCCGTAAGAGTCTTTGGCTTGCGGTCATATACAAGGGATTCATCATAACCGGCAGCAATTGCCGCAGCGAGCGCGGCGTCCTGGTCGCTGAATGTTCTTACGCTTCTTCCGGCAACGGCTTTCCATCCGGGAATGGACTCACCGCGGATAAGTGCCGAGAGAGCGTAATCTTCGAGATCCTTGTACCATTTCACAAGGTTCGCTCCACGAGCGAGGCAGTCTCCGATTTCTGCGTCCGTCAAAGTGTGTATGTCGTGCTGTTTGAATTCTTCCAGTGCGAGGTTCTGCTCCGCTCTGGCTCGGCACGTCGCACGGGCTCGGCAGAAACGGCACCACTCGCCGGCGCAAAACCTGCCCTCGCCGGAGAATGCCTCCTGCGCTATCGGCTTGATGCTTTCGCCCCATGCGCGCAGTTCCTCCACAGTTATTGTTTCGGTGCTGACCTCTGATTGGATTCTCGGCTGGTCAATGGTCATGCTGACAAACTTGATCGTGTCTCCGAACACCGGCGCGTATCGTCTCAGCGCACCGAGCGCATAAAGCCTCATCTGCGGGTTATTTTCTGCCGAGACCGGAACGCCTTGACCGTGTTTATAGTCCACAATGCTCAGTGTGTCTCCGCCTATCATGATACAGTCACAGGTGCCGTATCCCTCCGGCACATAGTCGCCAAAGTCAACGCGCACCTCTGCCGCCACATTCGGACGGGTACAGTACTGCATGGCTCTTTCGGACAAATGCTCTATGTACAAATCAGAGGTTTTGTCCATCTCGTCGTTATAGAGCGGCGCTGCCTTGAGTTTGTTGAGCTTTGCCGTAAAAGCCCGCGGCTTAATCTGCATGGTGAAATGCTTAATCACTTTGAACTCGCATATTGCGTGCGCAAGTCTACCCTCTTCGGCATAGTGCGAGTTTGTTTCGGGGAACTGCGCTTCAAGCCTCGGTGCAGCGGTGCAGTGCAGCCACCGCGCAGCGGATGAAGCTGACAGCAGTGCATGTGTCTCAGGTGGCATATTTCTCAACTCCCTTCATATCTGCGCGCCGAGAGCACGCAACTTGCCGGCCACAGCGCCATATGTCTCGGGCTTAAGGTCCGTGATGGCGTTGACGCCGAAGTCAGCAAGCAGCTGCAGGAGCTCCGGCATCTTACCGGCGTCAACGAGCGTTGTTCCAGCATTCGCGAGCATCTCCACGGTGTACTGCGGCGCAGAGGTCGGTACCGTTGATGCCACGGGGTTAACCGAGGGCGTGACAGTCTGAGCAGGCGCAGGGTCGGCCGGAAGCGGCGTTACCTGCACTGTCGGTGCCTTGGGTGCCTCGATTACCGTTTCCGGGCGTTTGCTGCCTCCGCCAATAGCGGTCGCGAGCTTCTCAAGCACTGCGACGAGTTCCGTTGTCGGGGCAATAGTTACTTTCATTTCTAACATTTTCAAAATCCTCCTTAAGGTTATATGTTGTGCAGTCGCATCTCTCTCCGGGGTCAAGATTGGCACCGCAAAGAGGGCAAGTGTGATAGTAAGGCATATTGACAAACCTCCTCGGGTTGTGCTATTTTAGTAGTGTGTTATTTCGCACAGCCGTCTTCGCTGCCCACTCAGCGTTGGCGGCTTTTGTAATATGCGCAGCCGTCTTCCGTCGGCGGTGATTCGCGAAAGATGCCGGTCTCGTGGGTGTACATGCACGCTGTGCCGTCCCAGTCGCCGCACGGAGCTGCCATGCGTCTGCGCCAGTCACAGCTGTTGCAGACCGCCATTTTGCGCCACGGGTCACGCCCGCGCTTCGGTGTCGGTGTTGGTGCTGACACGATTACTTGCTGCCGCCGATGGTCGGTCAAGCCGGCGAGATAATCAATTGACACATCAAAATACTGCGCTATGTTCACCGCCATCGGCAGCGACGGACAGCTCTTGCCGCGCATATATGCCGATACCATGTTAGGCACAGTGCCGAGTGCCGCGGCAAGGTCTTTCTGCGTGACTTTCGGCACGCTTTCGCGCATCAGGTCTTTTAGCCTGGCAGCAAGGATCTGCACATCGAACGGGCTTTTAGTCGTCTGATTTCCCATTGCGTTTTGTCTCCTTTCTGTTTAAAATTTTTGCTTTGAGGTCGTCCTCGAATGCTATGAGCTTGTCCTCACGGCAAAAGCCATAGATGATAAGTACGACGACAAGGATCTCAAAAGCGGTCTGAATTGCAAATTTTAAAGCCATTTTTATACCTCCCTCTCTTCCAGTTCGCCGCACTCGTCCACGCGATGAAACTGGTTAGCGAAACCGAGAATAGAGTTGCGCATTTTGATATAATCTGCGTCATCGCATTGCATCGAACACAGATGATACGCAAGCTGACAAGCAAGCCTCTTATCGGCTTTGAGATGCAGGCTGCCGCACCAAAGCGGATAACAAGAATAATCGAGGTTTGCGCCCCTGAGGTTTGCGCCCCCGAGGTCTGCGCCCCTGAGGTTTGCGCCCCTGAGGTTTGCGTCGCTGAGGTTTGCGTCGCTGAGGTCTGCGCTCCTGAGGTCTGCGTCGCTGAGGTTTGCGCTCCTGAGGTCTGCGTCGCTGAGGTTTGCGTCGCTGAGGTTTGCGCTCCTGAGGTCTGCGTCGCTGAGGTTTGCGTCGCTGAGGTCTGCGCTCCTGAGGTCTGCGCCCCTGAGGTTTGCGCCCCTGAGGTTTGCGTCGCTGAGGTCTGCGCTCCTGAGGTCATAATCCAAAATTGCTTTTTTACAGCCATCCTTCAAAAGTTTCAGCACTTCCGCGCGGTCAAACTGCTTTTGATGACCTATAACCTCAAACTTTTTCGGGTCTACTGTATATACTCCGGTTTCGCCGTCGTCGTGGTCTAACACTCGCACTTCTATGTTTCTCTCGTATACATTGATGACCACGCCTCGCGTCATTTTCGTATTTGTAATACCGTAGTCATTTGTTATGCCTTTCACGAAGTCGCCTATTTTAATATTCATAAATTAGATCTCCTTTCTATTAGGCGAAAAATCGGTGCCCGCCGATGGTGCAAACATAGGTCTGCGACTCATGCCATTCGCTGCTCACAAGCGCCGGTGCGTAGAAGAAAAGTATCTTCGCGTCTGTCACCGTCTCGCCGGCATCAAAGACCGCGGCGACGGCTTCCCTCGTCTCTGCGTTCGGTTCTACCCGGCGGTCGGTGTAACCATACTCCGCAACTATCTCCACGGGGCGTTTGCCGGTCTTTTCACACGCATTTAAAATGCACTGTGAGACCGCCATTTTGCCATCAAACGGCTCTGTTCCCGATTCTGCCATAACAACCTGGCACACGAGCTCGCGCTCCTCTGCGGTCAACCGATAGCGTGCTGTGGGTATCTGCGCCGATACCGTAAGCTCGGGCGCAATAATCGGTTCTGTCTCCGGTATCGTGATTTCCTCCGGAACCGCTGCCGCCGCGAAAAGCAGGACAAGCGCCAGCACTGCGGCAATTGTTAAAAATCCTTTTGTCATTTTGATGTCTCCTTTCTGTTTTTGCCCTTAGCTCACCATAAGACCAATGTCTCCGCGCTTGAACTGCTCAAGCCGGTCAAGCCTAATGTAGTACGAGTACGACCCGCTCGGATTTTTGATCGCGATACAGAAGGTGCATTTTCCCTCCCTCGCGAGCAGACGGATCTGATGCGGCGGTATGTAGATAACCTCTCTCAGGTACATTGACGCCTCGTCGACTGACATAAGTGCCATTTTTTTACGCATGGTTTTTGTCTCCTTTCACGAGAGCGCTTTCAAGAAGCGTTCTTTTCCTTTTACGGTGATAAGCATCTGAACACCTGTCCAGTCGGTCTTATCGTTGTATGTCTCCTTGACGGTGAACAGCCCTGAATCGACATGCTCCGCATAGGGCATCAGCCTGCCGCGCTTGTCGCGGTAAATGTACTTGTGGTCTATAAGCCACTTTACGAAGTCGTTCTGCTTCAGCCCGAGAAGCTTTGCTGTCTCTCTGACACCGGTAAGGCTCTCGCGGTCGCACAGACCGTCAAAATATTCCGCTTTTGGCTGCATAATGGCGTTCTGAACCGAGAGGTTAGCGTTTATAGTCTTGAATCTCTCAAGCCTTTCCTCAGCCATTCTGAGAGCTCTCGACATCACCGCTTCGGGTGAGTTCCACTCTCTTTCAAGCTGCAAGAAATACTGTCTCGCCTGCTTGCCTTTCTCGTTGCGCTGAAGCATACAGATTTCTTTTGCCATGTCGATTGTGAGTTGTGCGTCGGTTGCCGGTCTACCACCGGTACTTTCGGACAAAAATGTCTGAAAGTCCGCGCCGTCTGTAAAACCGTATTCGCACATTCTCGAAAACCACTTGTTAAAAGGTGTTTCCACTTCAAGAAATTCGTGGAGGTCTCTCGCTAAGACCGTCGGTCTGTCGCTCTCATAGTTGATTTTGATTAACTCGTTCATTTACAAAGCTCCTTTATATTGACTTTTAGTCTTGAAATTTATATACTAAAAACAAAAAATGTAGAGGTGTGTCATGAAAGTTTCTAAAACAACGAATGTTACTCTCCCGGCATCTGCTTCCTGGAGAATTGAAAAATTTTCATTGCTTGAACTTTTTAAGACTATTGAAGATGAGTACACCGCACTGATTCCGGCATCGGAGAATTATCGAACTACCGTAGTCGTCTGTCGCGACATAAGCGACGAGACAAGGTACACTTTAGAGGAATTTAAGAAGCACTTTTCAGACAGTACGCCTTTTAAGTCTATAACTCTTCTGTGTACCAACGCACTCGAAGGGTCCGCGTACCTTTATCTTGATACCGAAAGCATTCTGTATAAGACTCCATATCAGTGCTACATTTCAATTTCTTCCTCAAGTCTCACAGAAGCAGAAGCAGAAGATTTTTTAAAGAAGATGACAGCTCTTGCTATTTCGTTTTTATCGGAAACAAATGCAGCGCAGAACATCGAAGATTCCCGCATCCAACAGGCACCTGCTTCAAAGACTCAAGAGGAATCATGCAGTGGTGATGATGACAACGCAAACCACGATCACCCAAACAGCAAGCGCCACAAGAAAAGGGCTGCATTCTGGGATTTCGCCAAAAAATTGGGATTGCTTATCACCATTGTGGGTGGCATTATTACCATTCTTTCTTCTTTTGGCTTTCGCAGTTGCACGCAGCACAATGATAATTTGAAAAACCAAACATCCAGTGTTAATAGCGAAACAGATTTTACCTAACACCATATAGTCACACCCCCCTTTTTCGACTTCCGGGCGAGTAGTTGCCGCTGCTCGCTCAGAAGCTTTTTTATTTGCTTCTCAAACTTTGTCATGGTCATCTCCTTTCTGCGACCCTCAAAGGTCGAGTATTTTGAATGACCCATCGCGCTCAAAAGTCGCTTTAAAAGCGACTCAATGGCCAAAAAAAATCGACGCTGGATTTTTGATGTCGAGGATACTTATCATAGCCTCTATCTCGTTGCTGTTAAGAACGCCTTTGTTGAGCTTGCGATTAAGCGTAGCTTCATGAATTCCCATTCGCTTCGCTACATCCGCCTGGGTCATCCCGTGTGCTCGTATTAAGCCTTTAATTTCATCCGTAGCTATCATATTTTCACCTCCTTGGTCGCTTTTTACGCTACTATACTAACATTCAAAAGAACACTTGTCAAGCGTTTTTGCAATATTTTTTCGCTTTTTAGTTGACTTTTGCCGTAAATCTGCTACAATGGTCATGGAGGTGCGAGATATGTCTTTAGGTAATAATATAAAATATGCACGAAAGGCCGCTGGCTTAACACAAGAGGATATTGCCAGAGAAATCGGCGTTTCCAAACAAACTGTCCAAAAATACGAGAGCGGCATCATCACCACTATCTCATCCGATAAAATCGAGATTATCGCGAAATTGCTCAGAACTACACCGGCTAAATTGATGGGCTGGGAAGACAACACATCAGCACAATCATTTAAACTTTTTTCTCCCAATGTAACTGATGACGTGGTTACCTTTCCGGTTCTTGGCAGCATCGCTGCGGGGTACAATGAGATGGCTATAGAGGACTGGAGCGGAGAAACAATAGATGTCCCGCGCTCTTTTCTCAAGGGACGAAGCAAATCCGACTTTTTTGTTCTCAAGGTACACGGCGATTCAATGTATCCCATATACCACACCGACGATAAAGTCCTCATTCTTCGGCAAACCTTTGTCGAGCGCAGCGGAGATGTCGGAGCCGTTATATATGATGGAGAATGCGCGACGCTTAAGCGTGTCGAAATTTTTGACGATATGGTGAGGCTCAGTCCGCTTAATCCTTCCTACCCACCCAAAGAATTGACAGGCGCAAATCTCGAGCAGTATCACATCATCGGCGTTCCTTATCTCCTCGTGAGAGAGATAATTAAAAACTAATAGTAAGGGTGGTTTAAGGTTTGAAAGAGAAGAATTTACAGATAGGTTTGTACATAGTTTCTGCGATGTCGATTCTAACGGGATTCGTTACACTGCCTTCCGGCGGTATAGTCGCTGTTGTATCCGGTATAGGCGGTATCATCCTTACCGTGCTGTTGTCTAAGCGAGCAAAGGAACTTAACAAAACTATTAATGACAAAGACTATGAAATCCAGTGTTTAAATAACAGTGTAGTAAATAATACCACTGAACTTGTCGCACTCAAAAGACACCAGGAAGAGCTCGGATTTACCACCTACGATGAGACAAAAGCCGCTACGGATACATTGCAAAAGCTAATTGAGAGTTATAACCAGACCATTGAGAAACTCCGGGACTCTATACTCGAACAAACAGAGCTTAGTGAGAAAGCCGAGAAGCGTTTAAAAACAGCGCAGAATAAGCTTAACCGAATCAACGAACTTTACAGAAGCATCAGCTACACTGTCAAGGAATTCGGCAACGGCGCGGATATTAATCCTCTCGCGTCTGATCTGCTCGAACTCGATGACTTGCTTCCGACCGTCACCCTCAAGCTGCACTGCTTTGATGTCAAGGATCTCCGCAAGGCTTTCCGAGCAAATGATAAGCAGATTGAACAGGTCATGCAGACATACGCTGCGAGATACACTACAAAGACCAACCAGACTATCTACAGACTCATGGTTATTGCTCTTCGTGCTGAGCTTCAGAATATCCTCTTGAGCCTGAAATATGAAAAGCTCGACCAGGGTATCGAAGATGTAAAGAAGGTAACCGCTAAATATCTTGCCATTGCCGAGGAAGGCAATCAGAATATAGCCGGCACGCTGAAGAAGTTCGTCGGCGAAATAGAATACCTATTTATCAATGCCGTAAAGATAGAGTACAACTACTATGTCAAAAAAGAACAGGCTCGCCAAGAACAACTCGCAATCAGAGAGCAAATGCGTCAGGAAGCCGAAGATCGTAAAGCTCTCGCCGAAGAAAAGAAAAAGATTGAAGCAGAAGAAACAAAATATAACAACGAAATCCAGTCGCTCAAGGATAAGCTCGCCGCAGCCAACAGCGAAGAGGTCAATCTGCTTCAGGCGCGAATCCTCGAACTCGAGTCCCAGCTTTCCGATGTCGCAGTCAAGAAGGACAGCATAGTCAAGCTTCAGAATGGCACTGCCGGAAACATTTACATAATCAGTAATCTTGGTTCGTTCGGCGATAAAGTGTTCAAAATCGGTATGACCCGCAGACTCTATCCGCAAGATCGCATTGACGAGCTTGGCAGCGCGAGCGTACCGTTTAAGTTTGATGTTCACAGCTTTATATTTTCTGATAACGCCGTGGCTCTCGAAGGTGCCCTACACGACCGCCTTGATGCGCAGCGAGTGAACAAGGTCAACCGCCGAAAAGAGTTCTTCTATTCCTCTGTGGACGAGCTTGAGTCTATAGTCAATGAGATAGATCCGACAGCGGAATTTAACAAGACCATGATGGCAACGGAATTCCGTCAGTCTCAGTCCTCCGATGAGACATACACCGATGATTATCGCAGTGATGTTGACTTTGAAGATGACGACGATTAAATAAAAAAGAACCCCCGGTGTTCCAGCACCGAGGGCTCAGGCATCAACACACACCATGCGTATAGAGTGGATTGATATAATTATTATATCACCCGCTCTGAGGAAACACAAGCAAAAAGGAGCGGATTTTTTAATGGCAAAGCGTGAAAACGGTGAAGGCAGCGTATATAAACGCAAGGATATCAAGCGGCGTCCCTGGGTCGTCGCGTTGCCGGCAAGTTATAGCCTGGACGAGTATGGCAAGATGATTAAAAAGCAGGAAATCCTCGGGCACTACGCATCGAGCAAAGAGGCAAAGGCTGCTCTGGCGCAATACATCGAACACCCGGTCACAGAGATAAACATGACCGTTGATGATTTGCATACGATATGGCTATCACGCCCGGAGTATAAAAACATATCCAAACAGTCTCGGGATTGCTACAACGCCGCCTGGAAAAAGATTCCCGAAGATGTAAAGGCTATCAAAATGCGTGAACTAAGAACAGAGGATATGCAGAGCTGTATTGACGCACACCTTGAGCAAAGCGGCACGTCTTTGTCGTACATTAAAAGTTCCTTTTCTCGGCTCTACGCGCTCGCATTGGAGCGTGATATCTGCCATAAAGACTATTCCAAATTTGTAAAATTGCCGAAGAAAAAGAAAAACGAGATACACCCGTTTAACGCAGAAGAAGTCGAGAAGATAAAGAAGGCTGCGGAAAACCGTGTCCCGTATGCGGATGTTATACTCATACTGATCTACACCGGTTTCCGCATCTCCGAACTGCTCGCCTTAACTCCGGATGACTACATCATCGACGAGCAAATACTTATTGGCGGTCTGAAGACCGAAGCCGGAGAAAACCGCCATGTCCCCGTATTGCCGATCATAAAGTCTTATATTGAGAGAAGATTAAATGTTGGAGGACAAAAGCTCATATGTAAGGATGACGGCACCGGTTATAGTTCGTGCTATATGCGCAAAAAGTATTATGATGCGCTTGACGCCATCGGAGTACGACGGCTATCGCCGCACAGTTGCCGCAAGACTTGCGCCACGATGATGGTCGAAAACGGCGTAACACCCGAAGCCACACAGATGATTTTAGGCCATGAGGAATACAGCACAACGCTGAAATATTATGCCCTTGTATCGGACGAAACGCTGCAAAAAGAGATGTCGAAAATATCTTAAAAATCCGTAGTAACCCCGTAGTAACGCCTGCTTCAAGCCTGCTTTTTTATGCCGTTTGTATCAAGCGCAACCACAATATATAGTGGTTTTTGCTCCAAAAATTCAAATATACACCATATTGGCTTGCTTCGGGACCAAGAGGCCATGGGTTCGAATCCCGTCACTCCGACCATGAAAAAAGTCACTTTTGTCTACCGACAAAGGTGACTTTTTTCAATGATATCCGTTCCTTGCGGAACGGGTGATATATCTTCGATATGATATCGCACTGTCGTGCGATGATATATGCCTGCGGCATATGAGGAACGGATATTATATCATGCTTGCGAAGCAAGTATATCATACGGCTTGCCGTATATCATATCGCGTCAGCGATATATCATTGAAATACACAACAAATTGTAATATAATAATGGCGAAAGAGGGTGCATTTATGTCAGAAAACAAATTACTTGACTTATCCTTTGAATTTGCTGTTGCTATCGTAAATCTTGTTGACGGTGTAACTGCACCGAAAAGTTCTTATATGGCCGATCAGCTTGCAAGAGCGGGTACATCGGTCGGTGCCAATATTCACGAAGCACAGTACGCGCAGAGCAAGAAAGACTTTGTAGCAAAATTGGAAATTGCATTGAAAGAATCTAACGAAACTAGTTATTGGTTGAAATTGATGTATGAAACTAAAAGAATAGATATTGCCACATATCAATATACCGAGAAACTTTGTGGCAACATTCGCAGATTATTAATCGCTTCCTGCCGCACAGCAAAGGAGAGCACGAAATGAATTTTTTAACAAAACTATTTAAGAAGAAACCCGTGGTAGAAATACCGCCAATGCATTCATGGGAAACTGTTGTTGAAATGATGTACGACAAGTATCTTGATGCATTTTCTGATGAAGTTGTAAAAGTGATTTATTCAAAAGATCGCTGGATGAGATATGTTGTACTGAAGGACGAAAAGGAGTTTTTCACTTATCAGCTGGAAGCAATCTATCAGTACGATGAAGACGAATGGAAATATATTTGTTCACACGACAATGTGCTACCTGCAATGTGGGAACCTTTTAGAGGGATTGTTGGAAAATCCGTTTTTGAAAATATAGACGAATTGCTTAATGAATTAAAAGCAGAACCGGAGTATAAGCAATATTTTTGATTGCTACACTACTTTTGCTTACTTTTGCCCCCGTTATGCTCCGTTTGGTTACCCTTTCGCATGAAAAAAAGAACAGCCAAAACAAACAACTTTTTTTTTTTTTTTTT